TGCTACCTCTTGTCTGCTTAACAGATGCAAAGGTTGTTAAAGTCGTTGATGGCGTTGGTGTTGTTCCTCCAGCTCCATCGCTTACAGATTGAAAGGTCACAAAAGAAACCTTTTGGTCATATTTGCCAAAATTAATCATACGAATAGGTCGGCTCTATATTTTAACTCAGTTGTGATACTAGACTTTTGAGCGTAATAAGTTTGCATATCAATTAAGTTCTGTCGATAAGCAAAATCTGTCGCAATCCTTTTAAGCATAGCAACTTTAAGGTCTTGAGGCAAAGGATTTGACACATTAAATCCAGCTGAGTAAATGTAATTTTCAACTTCAGTTTCGTCAGTTGTAACATCTGAAACCCAAGGTCCAATTGGATAAATCCTTTCTGCTCGCTTATTATTTGAAACAGTAACATTACGTTGAACGTAAAGCATACCGCTTGCCTTTTCAGACTCAATCCTTGCAGCTGGAATCAATTGGCTAGTTAACAAACTATCCCAATCTGAATAGTCAATCTGTAACCAAGCTTTAGCTTCTGCCAATGTAATTGGCTCGGTTGCTACTTGATAATTGTAGCTAATGTCTAAAGGTCTAACAACGCTCATTTCGTTTTAATTTTTTCTTTGTCCACTTTGACCCAAACGGCCATGCCTTTGTCAACCAAGTAGGTGTCATAGGTCTTGCCTACGCTTAAAACCTCACCTTTTTGAAATGGCGCCAAGTCAATCAATAATTTTATCATAAATGTACCGATTATTTTTGTAAATGTTTTTTATCATTCCAAGGCTCATCATCTGTCCAAAGTCGGTAACCATGAAAAACATAAAGAGACCTAATCAATCCAATCTTTAAATCTAACTCTTTAACCCTCATTGAAAACAAAGAATCAAAAGCCAAACTATTTTCTGTAAACTTAATCTTTTTCCATGTTTTATACTGAAACGCCATAAAAAAGCCTGCGATATACTCTTTAATTTCTTGAATGCCTTCTTCTTTATATGAATTAGCTATCTCAAAATGATTTCTCACATTTAAATCGTAGTTAAAGGCATTCCTATGCAATTGGTGTTTTGACCTTAATCTGTTTGTGTAGCATCCAACCAAGCCAAATTTGTCTCCATCTAAAGACAACGCATCGTTTATTCTTTTGCCCCAGTCGGGAGTCAAATAAAGTATGTCACCATCTTGCATTACAATCCAATCATCGTCTTTTGCATTTAGGCTGGACAAGTATTCATTGTAGGCTTTTCCTATATCTTTATCTAAGCTAAAAGGATTGGAGTAAAATATTCTCATTTGTAATTTACAAATTCAGGGCGCTTCAAAAACTCTTCGTAAAGCTTCAAGTTTTTTTTACCGCTTTCTCTTCTATCATTAATTGATAAAGAAGAATTAACCGCAAACCTCCAATCTAAAACATCAAATAAATCTAGGCTATTTTTTACATCCATAAATGCATGAGGAGTTAATCCTAAGTCGTGTATTCTTTGAGAATATTCTACGTGTTCAAATCCCCAAAGTCCAAATTCAGGTCTCATTCCACCAGCTACTTGAATGCATATATTTTTTAAGTAAAGCATACATCCATTTGGCGCAGTATATGTCATTAATCCTTCATATTCACCGCTAACCCTAATCGAAGGACTATAAATAACATTGTTGCTTTTTTTATCAAAGGTCAAGCACAAATGGTTTACTTCAGAATTAATGTATGGCTTATGCCAATCATCTGATTTAGGTCTTACATCGTCATCGCAAAGAAAAATGTGGTCATATTCATCGGCTAACTCTAAACACTTGTTTTTAGCGTTAGCTATTCCAACATTTTGCTCAAACCGATAATTAGATTTTACTGGATTTATAGATGCGTCATCAACTACAAAAATTGTAGCATTGGATGGCAGATACTTTTCCCATTCGCTTAATGTTTCGTCAAATACTTCTTTTCGATTGTGCGTTGTTATGCAGACTGCGATTGTTTCCATTCTAAGAATTTTGGATGTTCTGAAAATAAATTTTGATTATATTTTTGATTGAATAACTCTAGCTTGGACCACATCAAATCATTTCTATCATTAATGTTTCTTTGTTTTAATGTTTGGCTACCCAAATGATTTACTTTAGCCGAAGGAACCAACATTGGAGGCATATCAATTTTCTTTAACTGCTCAATTAATGAATTGTCAGCAAACCAAAAATCAAAATCCTCATCAAGGCCACCAATTTCTTTGTACAATGACCTTTTCATCATAAATGCCCAACCTGATAAGTTTCTTCCGCATTCCCATCCTTTTTCATTTTCTGTGACATCCTTTTGCCTAAAGTCAGCCATTGCAATAGGACTAACAATAGGATAGTCAGCAGCTAACAAACCATGCAACCAGCCATTTTTAAATATCAAGTCATTGTTACAAAACATGACCCAAGGAGCGTTACCTCTAATTGCACCAAAATTTAAAAATTTGTTATAGTTAAATTTTGAATGAGGATTGTATGTCGCTGCATTTTTATAAAACAAATTATTTTTTTCTTCTATAACAATACAATTGACTTCCAAGCCATTTGCTGCTTGTATGCAACTATCAATCGCTTGCTGAGTCATTCTTGACCCCATTTTTGTAGCATTTGAAATAAACACCACATCTACAATTGGATTCATATTACCTTTTCGTTTATTTCTTATGTGAGGGATATACTCTTGAGCAACGGTTGTTAAATCGCTATAATCGTAATGGTAAAGAACTTTATTAATTTTAAACTCTGAGTTTAAATGCGGTTTTAAAATCTTTGCATAAGCAGCATCCTCAGCTCTAGGTAAACTAGGAAAAGAAACCTTTGTAGAAACTTCCTTTTTTATTACTGCAATATGATTTGGCAATCTATAATAAGCTTCCTCTGTATTGTAGTCGTTAGGAAAATCTTTAGAATAGTAACAGATTTTAGGATTGTTGCCATTTAGTGAAACAGAAACCTCAAATACAATTGAATCTGCATCAGAATCAATTGCCTCTAAAATAGTTGAAATGTAATCAGGCTCAATTCGGTCGTCACAATCAACAAATGAAATGTATTTACCGCTTGCTATGCTAATCATAAGATTTCTTTTATCACCTAGCATAATGGTTTTATTATCTATTAAATAAATAATTTCAACCTCCTTTTGTTCTTGTTCTGGCAATGCCTCTAATTGACCATAAAGCATATCCAATGATTTAGGCAAAAAGGTATTTCTTCGGCCTGCTACTGAAGGGACTAAAATTGATAATTTCATTTAAACCAAATTATTCCTGTACCTGAATGATGACCAATATCTGTCCAATCTGCTTTCTGCTCTGGAATTTGTTCCCAAAGTTTAGAAAGCTCATCAAAAAGCACAATATCATCCATTAGAACTATTCCTTTCCATTTAATTTCTCTTAAATGATTTAATACTTCTTGTTCGTAAATTCCATCATGCATAGTGTCAATAAACAATAAATCAAAAGAATCATCAATAAATTTATGACCATTTTCCATTATTGAAAACTTAACATTCTCAGGCTTATCATTTAAAGAAATATAATCTTCAACATCATAGGTAAATACCTTGTTTCCTGATTTAGATAGACAAAGAGCTGAATGACCTCTAAAAGTCCCTAATTCCATAATATTACCTTTTAACTGGCCACCAATCCATGCAAGTAATCTATAATGCTCTTCTCCAGCTTTCATATCTATATATTGAAAATTGGTATCATCATTTGGAATTGATTCCATGATTTTAATCATGTCAATTGAATTAAGCGTTTTTTTTGTAGGTTTTTTCATAATTATATTTCGCCACAAGGCTTACAATTCTTTTTGAAATATACTTTGCAATCAGTCCCTTCGTGGTTGCATGGTTCGTCATTAAAGTAAACCTGACCTTCAGTAGCCTTAGAAGTAAACCGAAGGCAAGATAATTTTAGCTTGCATCTTTGAGGCTTACACATTGTAAATTCTGCCATAGTTTATTATTTATTTTTTAAAGTAAGTGATTTTGAACGCTTTAAACAAAAAAAGGCGGGAAATTTTCCCGCCCTTTTACACTAAACACAAACACCAAACACTATTAAGTAGTCTCAAGGATAGCCTTTGCAGCTGCAAAAGTTCCTTTAACCAATACTGGAGTATCGTTAGCAGAGATAAACTGAACCAAACGCTGCTCAATTCTTACAGTCTTCAAGTTGTCGATAAAGTCATCACCTGACTCACCAATTGCTACTTGCAAACCGCTTCTCAAACGTACGTTGATTACTGAAAGGTCACCACCTACGAAGTTAGCAGCAGTTCCAGTCAAAGCGTTAGTTGGGATAATGTTTACACCCCAAGCAGTAATTCCACCTTGTGCATTGAAAGTAACGCCAGCTGGCAAGATATATTGCTTTTCTGCATCCTTCTCAGAAAGCATCAAGTGATATTGTCCAGTCTCA